TACCACCATTGGTATTTTTAGCCGTCGTACTCGATAAACAAACTAACGGAGCGCAAATTAACAGCGAAGATGTTTATAGAAACCAAGCTGGCAGCACCTTAACAGCCGCAAGTCCCTTTAGAAATTTACAACATACTACCAGATTTAAAGTATTAGGTACCAAACATTTAAATCTAGGAGTACCAGGTATTGGAAGAACACTGGACACCAACATGGAAGTAACTGGTACAACAAGAAAATTCTCATTCAACATTCCACTGAATCAAATGCAAACGACGTTTAGCGGTACCGGAGGAATTACATCAAACATTACAGACAATAGTTTACACCTAATTGGATGGGCCAACAATACTGCTGGCATACCTACCATAACCTATAATTGCAGATTAAGATTTAGTGGTTAGATTATGTAAATAAATGTATTTAATACAAAGGCTCCGCCTAAGATTAGTGGGGGTATTTATCCTCTTCGATCTTCTGATAAATAGCACCCCCGATGATTCGGCTAACGCCTAGAATCATCCATATTGTAAAAGTTTAAAGGTTGATAACCAAAAGGTTAAAGCCCAAAAGTCGAAGCCAGGATAGCCCCCATTAAAGACTAGCTCACTAGTCCAGCTATTATATTTTTATACACGATTAACGGTCAACTATTGTCTAGCCAATAGTAATCAAAAATAAAATGTTTATTTTTTATATGGGTCAACAGTAGTTATAAAGAAGGAGTTACAGTTGACCTTAGTAGACCAAGTAACCAAAGTGCTAGACAACACATGTCTACAAATGGCAGAGGAAGTACTAACGGACAAGCTAGGAACTGGTGTTTTACTGTCAATAATCCTACTGCTACACCAACTGACCTTGGCACTAAGCTTACTGCTCATCCAAAATTTCGCTACGTTGTGTTTCAACTGGAAACAGGTGAAAACGATACGACACATTATCAAGGGTATATCGAGTTTTCTTCTCCTATACGCTTTAATGCATGCAAAAACATAATCGGTGGAAACCCCCATATAGAAAAGCGTCAAGGAACTCGAGATCAAGCTCGAGATTATTGCATGAAAGACAATACACGTGTTCCAAACAGCCAACCAAATGAATATGGTACATGGTCTAGTGGTGGTGCCGGAACACGTAACGACATCGCCCAAATTGCAGAAGAATTCAAGGCTGGTAAGCGAATTAGATATATAGCTAACGAATACCCTTCAGTATATGTACGCTACCATAAAGGATTAGAAAAGCTGCACGCCTTAATGCAACCAAAAAGAACTGCCGTTCCCCTAATAACACTATTATATGGGAAAACGGGCGTTGGAAAAACCCGAGCAATCATGGCTATGCCAGATGTCTTCAAGAAGGATGGATCCGATCAATGGTTTGATGGTTACGGAGGAGAAAACATCCTTCTTATAGACGATCTCGCCGGAAAACAATCTAGAATGACCCTATCGTTCCTACTGAACCTACTCGATCGATACGAAGTTCGCCTTCCTATCAAAGGCTCATTCGTTGACTTGGCCGCAACATCAATATTCATTACATCAAATATACACCCAAGACTGTGGTATCAGTGGGACAAAAGAGAAGAGCACTATAGAGCGCTAAAAAGAAGATTTTCATCAGTAATATACTATCCAGATAACCAAAATAAAGAATTCGAAGTAACACCAAAAAGCTTCTGGGACGAATGGTGCGAATTCTGTAATGAAGATGAAGTATTCCAAGAAGTATCATACTCCACCGACGATACAGTAGAGACCATTGAAATGAGCCCTCAATACTGTATCGACTGTGCTAACATTGAATGTACATGTAGTCAATAAAGACCGCCAAAAATATATCCGTTAATGGGACAAAGTGGGAACCGTACCTCGTACCGGTACATGGTACGAGGTGGCCGGGTAATACTATACCGGCCTGTCCCACTTTAAAAAGTAAATTATATTTACATTCTAGGGGCCCCATCCCCTAAAATTTACTAGATTCGTAAAATCACAAGACACTTAAAAGTGGCCCGAGAACGGAGTAACCGGAATGGAAGACATATTCGATCAACCAGACGTCTTTGTATTTCAATCTGGTAGAAAATCATTTGCACCCGTTGGCATGAAACGTAGAAGAGCAACAAAGACTACCTTCAGAAGAAGGAAAAAGTTTCGTCAAACCGGATTTAGACGACCTGGTGGAATAGCCGGTGGAAGAAGAAGAGCAAACCTAAGAATAGGTGGTTTCCTCGGAATAGAAAACAAGTTCTTCGACCAAGCAAACCTACTCGACGTTCTAGTATCATCAACAGATGGGTCCGGAGGAGAATTAGACATATCATCTACCGTTTGCTTCAATGCTGTTGGTCAAGGAGACGGAGAAACAAACAGAGACGGCAGAAAAATAACCATGCACTCGCTACACATAAACGGATTTGTACAAACAGGCGCAATAGCAGACGCAACAGCACTAACTGTACCACCATTGGTATTTTTAGCCGTCGTACTCGATAAACAAACTAACGGAGCGCAAATTAACAGCGAAGATGTTTATAGAAACCAAGCTGGCAGCACCTTAACAGCCGCAAGTCCCTTTAGAAATTTACAACATACTACCAGAT